ATTGCAGCCGTGCCAACTGGTGTATTGATAGCTAAATCTGCGGATCTATCACGCAAAGTCGATAAATTCGCACCAATATCAGCCTTATAACCCAGTTTTCTAGGGTTATATCCCTTCAATGATTTGTTATTATTAGAGGCTCCACCCTCACTATATCCGCTATTTTTAGCCCTCGGAGTGCCTATTTTAGCGCTAAATTTCTTGTTTTTTCTCGCCATTTTAGTCTCCTAATCTCTAAAAACTACCCGTTTTGACCGGTTTCCACGTCCATTATCGGTATCCATACCGGGTAATTTGGCGCCTCTTGCCACTAAATCATCAATCATTTTTCTTACTTCAGCCAAATTTGCCCTTGTAAGAGTACGATTTCCGATTGTATAGCTTTGCCCGGTCAATATTGCCTCCTCAGCTTTGACGTACCATTCTAATCGCACGTCAATTAGCCTTGGCTTTCTTGAATAACTAGTTGCCATACATCCTCCTAAATATCTGCCGCTTTACTAGCTCTACGAACACGATTCCGCATTGGTTTCTTCCGTGGAGCAGTTACTGTTGTAGCGGAATAGCCTCCACCTTTAACTACTTCCGCCAATCTATCCCAATCGGGGTGGATTGAGTTCATACATGCTAGGTTATAGACTCGTAAGTCCAATGGTTCATTACGAACCCCTGCAGTAGGTTCCCATATTTCATGGATAACGCCCTTACGTTTTACTTTCTTCTTGTGTTCCGAAATGATCCCTTTGAAATACAACTCGTCATACCCTCTAGTTCCTAGGAATTCTTCATCCAAAGGGAAATGAAAGTACTTAGCGCCAGGTTCATCGATGGCCAATCGGTTCATTACCTGTTGTTTCCCATCGTCTACACCTAGCATGACAAGTGGAATCTTGCTTCCAGATGCTTTACCAATCTTATAATTTAACGGTATGCCAGGTGTTCCGGCCGTACCTTTGATGGCAAATCGTTGCTTGCTGAAGTTCTTTTCACAGTATTCATATACTTTTGACGTGTAGTGACCGCCGGAGTCAATGAAAGCACGTGCTACTTTAAGCCCTGTTCCGTTCTTAAATCGGTACACCTTATCAAGCACCGCATCAAGTGCATCCCATGTCGCTTTATTATCAGGTTCTCCTAAGATAACACCATTACAGATCCCCCAACATTCTTCACCGTACCCCCAACCGGTGATTTCATACTCTAACCGGTTGTCTTGTGTATCGACGGCACCAGTTAGCAGTAACACACCGTCCGGAAGGTCTGCGCCGTACTTCTCACGGCGCCTAATGAATTGTTGATAGTCTTCGAATGCACCTTGTTGCGCATATGATTCACCAAAACGAGTATTCATAACTACTTTTTCACGTGTAGGGTCGCCTTTTGCCTCTAGCCATTCCCTCATTATGTCATTCCATGTGAGCCACGGAGACGTGAATCCATTCACAAAAAAACTACGTATGCCATTATGCAACGCAGCTGGGTTTTTCGATATGTACTTTTGAGGGACTTTCCGCATTTCGTCTTCAGAGAATGTAGATCCGCAATCTGGACACCGCCATTTCACATCACTAACTACTACAATCTTCCGGCCTTTAGCGTCCTTATGTTCCTCTGTCTCACATTCCATCTCAGTATGTCGTATCAAATGATACTCACCACAATTAGGACACTCATGTTGCCACTCTTCTTGCGTACCTGTTTGATACTCTACATCGATTCGTGAGCTACCTTCATTAGTTGGCGTGGAGAATAGCCCCATAACTCTATTCCAGAATGTTGTCATACGTTTGGCAGCAAGGTCTACTGGGTCACCTTCTGTACCGGCACTATCTGGGAAACGGTCTACTTCGTCCGCAAGTAGCACACGCACAGGACGTGATGCCAATCCTGCCGGACTGTTCGCCCCACACATAATAAGACGGCCACCAGGGAATAACTTAGATAAGATTGTGTTCTTACCATCTCTTGTTTTGGCACCGTCTTCAGATTTCGTTTCATAGAATACCTGTGATAGTACTTTTGTATCACGGATCATTGGAGAAATACGAGATTTTGAATAATCTTGAGCCAATTCGATAGTCGGTTGAATCATCATCACCGCACATGGATCAAGATGAGCGTATCGCCCTAGGACATTATTCATGATATCTGATTTTCCCACTTGACTGGCGCTCTTAACCACTACACGATTAATACCAGGTTGCGTGAAAGCATCCATAATATCCTTTTGATATGGCGCTCTACTCGTTTTCCAACGCCCTGGTTCAGCAGAAAGGCCTTGTGATAGCATGCGATAATCGTCAGCCCATTGGCTAACACTGGTTTTTGGTAGTGGTTTTAGACCCATTTTAGAGACGTATTGCCACAATTCTTTTGCCGTTTTCATGCTATCACCTCCTTTTTTGCATTAAAAAAGCGCCTAATTTGGCGCTTTATCGTCGTCTAAATCATCGCTATCCATGAATAATGACGGCGTATATTCACTTAATTCTGATAATTTGTCCTCGATTTCTTGAGTTAACAGGTTATATGCTTCCTCTTTTGTTACATTCTGTAATTGTGGAGCCAGTTTTGTTGGCAATCCTAATAATTGTGTACGCAAATTCACAAGCATTTCTGTCATAACCTGTTCTACAGTATCTGCTGAGTACACTTCGCCGTTCATTTTGGCTAGCTTCAACTCAGCAATCTTGCGTTTCGCACGTTCATTCTTGGCCTTTTCGACCTCGAATATCGCATCATCGGAACTGCTTTCCTCTTCAGCAGAAGATTGGCCCTTATATTTGACATAATTGATAACGGATTTGATAACCAGAATTTGGTTCTTTTCATCCGTTGCTAAAACCCCTTCTTGGAGCAGTTGCGAAACACGTTGACGCGAGAGCCCAAGCGCTTTTGCCAAGTTCGACTGAGAGGCTGTTGCTGTTTTCAAATCATCTGTAATTTTCACTTATCAATCAGCCTCCTTTCATTACCTGTATCACTAGCAAGGCCATAAAAAAATTAAAATCTAGGCAAATTTTGGGGTCTCGGCCACCGCAAGGCATCAGCCTTGGCCAGAAGGACCCGTAAAAAAATATCCAAATTTAAAATAATATATTCAATATTTAAAATTTATTTTTTATTTTTACGATGAGACAGGCGGCGCTCATCTTCATGACGGTGCCGTGCCTCATCCCTATCCACATGTCTCATCATATGGTGTGCATGCGAACATGAACGGCAATAACCATTAGCTTTTATTACTATTTTGTTAGCACCACACATTCCATGATGATTATCTAAGCATGCAGTCTTATTGCATTTTACATTAGGCATACCGTTCACATCCTTTCATCGCCTACTCAATACACACAACTCACAAGGTATAAGTGTATCTTAAGGTTGTGTAGTTATATATTCAAATAGGTCAAACATGAATCATTGATTGGTGAGTTGTGTGTATTCAATAGGCACCAGGGGGTGGGGTATATCATATGTACAAAACAAAAGGCCCGTATAACTGAATGGTTACACGAGCCTAATATTTTGTTTTGAGTAATTTGGTGAATGATTGCTCAGTGGCAATTTTCACACATATATAATATCACATATCTAAATACCAGTTTGGTACTATTTGGGTCAGTTTGGTACTATTTGGGTCAATTCTTGACCTAATTCAATTAATGCTTCCTTTTTATATGACTGTACCTGTGTTTTACTATACCCTATAAATGATACCACACCTTTAAATGACATACCATTAACATATTCTTGCATCAATGCTATCTTCCCCTCAACACATCGTAAGCACTCAATATGTTTTCTTGCATCTTCGCGTAACTGAATCAATGCATTTGTTTTCTCAAGGCATTTAGATTCGCTTTCTAACATCTTAGCTATACTAGCTTCTAACCCTTCTTTAATACCGCCACCTGATACACGATCCTTACTATAATCTATTGCACTTAGTGACGTAATATCACTTCTTAATCGTTGTAATTCTCTTTTGGCTGATTGTATTTCTAAGGTGCATGATTTTATTGGCTTTAAATATTCAATAGCATTTCTTATATATTTCTTTTCTTGTTCTTTATCCATGTATCCGCATCACCTCCCGTTATAAATTTATCACCCTTTTATATGTCATATCCCATTGCTTTACGATTTATTACGTATATTGTTTCCGCATCAGTATGTTCTCTTTTAGCTATAATTTTTAAACAAGTTTCTTTGTTAGGCATGTTTCCTGCATGTGTATTGACATGACATTGACTGCATAATTGAATTAGATTTTCTCTGATATCTCCACCACCACTACCACGAGAAAATACATGATGTGGTTCTATATTACATAGTCTGCCACAGTATTCACAATGGTTTGTTCTAATTGTTTTAATCATTTTTTTATCAATGATTCTCTTATGTTTAATCGCCATTATTTATTACCAGTGCTTCCAAAACCGCCTGTACGTTTCTTTGTAGTTCTATCCTTAGCCGTAATACGATATGGCATAATAATTAATTGCGCCAATCTTTCGTTCTTATTATATTCAAACGGCGTATCACCTAGGTTTCTAATAGGTATCATAATATGACCTTCGTTATCGTCATTGTTGTAGTAGTCAGCATCGATAATACCTGTACCATTAGCAAGCATTACATCATTATTAATCCCCACACTAGATCTTAAATGTAGTTGAATATGTTCATCATAGTTCAATCTGCATTTGATACCAGTAGGAATGAGTTTTGTTTGATGTGGCAACACCACACCATTTTCATAAGGCTTTATATCATATCCAGCTGCATATTCTGTTTTTCTAACAGGCAAATCAGCATCTTCATATCCTGTTACTCGTTCAAATTGATTTTCGTTCATTTATTTAATCTCCCTTTTTATATAACTATTTTTTACTTAAAGTTCACTACCGATTCACCCACTTCATACAACCAATTCTTAAATAGTTAATAACTTCACTTTCATTTAATGCCTTTACATCTTTGCGCTTCTTTGCCCTTTTAATATATCTAGCATCTTCTCTTTTATTATTAGATATATTGACCACTATTAATCCCGCATCACCTAATAAGCTTTCTATTTCATCCTTATGGTCTTCATACAAGTCTTGTGGTACTGCATAATACAAATAGCCTACATGTAAATGATCATGGTATCTTTTCTTCTTAAAATCTGCTCTAAAATCTTGAATGCTTAC